CAATAATTTGTGGTAATTTAGCTTTAGCTGCTGCTAAGTTTTTCTGAATCATTGGTAGTGCTTGTAATTTAGCAACAACACCTTTTAATGAATCCATAATACCTTCATCTAACTGACTTTCGCCCATCTTCTTGCCAGCGGCTGCGGCTTTTTGGAACGCTGCTTTGCCGTACTTCTTACGACCAATTGCTGCTGCTACTGCTGCTGGGTTTTCAGCGCCGCCCTTCTTAGCAGATTTTTCAACTGCCTTGAAGCCCATGTATTTTTCACTTAGGTTTTGTTCAACACCTTTAACGCCTTCGAGGATACTGCCCTTGGCTTCAACGCTTTCGTAGATGCGTTCTGCTGCCTGCTTTGGTGTCTCTGGCGCTGGCTTTAGTGCATCCAGCTTAGACATGATGTTGTAAATGTTGTTATGGTCGCTCATTGTATCAGTTTCCTTTTGGCTTACGGTAGACTATGTTTTGTTTTGTACCTACAGGGGCAGTAGTACCCACGGGCAAATCATTTGTTGTTTTGCCATAGCTAGATTGCTTGTCTGTACCAATCTTGGTATCAGTACCAGCGATCTCATAAGCCCGGCTCATTGGCTCTTTGCTTAACTCTTTTAGCAGACTATCTACACGTTGTTGGCCAGCGATTGCTTGTGCGCCTTTAACGTCCGCTAGTTCTGGGTTTTCAATAACAGGACCGTTAGCACCTTGTGCGATGATTCCTGCTTCTACTAGTTCTTCTTGTTCAGCTTGGTTCAGTGTGTATACGCAAACTTTTTCGCTGGGCACACCAGCACGGTTGATAACCAATTGGCGAACTTGTTCAGCAATGGTTGGGTAGTTGACCGCAACATCAATATGATGGCACTCGCATGGGCCCAATTTGCCAAAATCTCTGTGTTCTTGTATAGGCAAACGCTTGGGAGCAGACATTGTTTCTACTTCATAAGCGTCTAGTGCGTTCTTGATTGCTTCTTGCAAGTCTTTGTTGCAGTCGCAATTTGCCAGTTTAATGCGGAATTCATACAACTTCTTAGCGTTGTAGAAGTAATTCTGAAATGTTTGTTGTACAGCCATATGGTTAGTGTCCTATTACTATATTTATAAAAGTTTACTTCTTTTGGCCTGCGAGAATCTGTTTTAGCAGTTCATTGCGATCCAATACCATGCCTTGTCCGTCCACTGGCTCTTCAAGATCTGCTGCTCCTGCCTTGGCGTCTTTGGCAATCTGGTGATCTAGTCTGGCCTTTTGTAACTGTAGACTAATCATGCGTAGCTTCTTGTCCATCTTGGCAGTCTTGGCTGTAATGGCGTGTCCCAACATGGTGCCTGCTGTCTGCATGATAACGCCAGCAAAGCGTGGGTCAATGTTGAGTCCAAGATCCATCAAGTCTTCGGCTTTTTCTTTGGCTAACTGTGCCAGTTCATCCAGTTCGGCATCACCTGCTTCTAGGTCTCGTACCATGGGCAGAGCAGCATCAATTTTGGTAATGGCGCTGTCTACCTCTGTAATTACTTCTTGGTTATCTTTAATAAAGTCAAGTGCTTCTTGTGGAGTTGGATCGTCGGAGTTTGATGCCGGAAGATTCAATAATTGCTCTAGTTGTTTTGTCATTACTTATTTATTTTAGGTGGCTTACCACCATGAAACATATCTTTTTCCGTAATTATACGCCATCCAAGATTATTTGCTTTACAGTAAGCCTGGGCGGCTTGCCACTTACACATATTAAGTATTGCAGCAGCCTGTGCTTTTTTACTATTGCCTGCTGCCTCTAGTGTAGTTTCTTTAGTAGGCTTTATTTCCCATAATTCGGCATGTTGTTTATTGTTGGCATCAACATATACCACAAAAAAATCAGGAACATATATTGTATTTTTATTAGTAAAAGGATTACGGTAGTTTATATGTATAGCTTCATTAGCCCATTGGAGTATTGACGGATTATTATCGCACATCCTCATTACTACATTCTCCCAAGAGCTACGATAGTGCGGTGCTTTTTTACCAACATACTTTTGTGGATTTAATAATTGGTATATACCATTTGCATATTTGCTCATTTTATTGCCTTACAATTTTGTCCGTGCCATCTTTTATAATTAGATGCTCCGGTTCCTTCCTTCCCACAATGCTCACATTTAAAGAGAATCTGAGTTTGTATTGGATTTTTGCCTTTTCTAGTTGCGGACATTTTTAATTTGGTTTCTTCAGATGCTTTCCTACCCAGACCTGCTTTAGCTATTGCATCCCGGTGTTCTTGTGTCCTGGGCGGTCTTTTTTTCCAAGACTCTTTCATCTTTGCTTTGGTTTCTTCTGAATGTTTTCTACCAGAATAAGAAGCTAAGATTCTTTTTTGCTCATCACTAATTTTTCTCCCCTTATTCATTATACCCTTTCGTTCTAATGACAAAGTTTTTGCTAATTCTGATCTAATTGTTTCATAACTTCTACTATTAACAACATATCTTTTTTGATTGCCGCTAGTTCTAGTAAAACACCATACCGCCTGCAACATTTTTCTTTTTTGAACACTATCTACCATTTTAGTTAACAATCTGTGGCATATAAAATGCTCTCGAGCAGTTAGTTTCACTATATTCTCTTTTGTATCAGCACCACCAAACGACTTAGGAATTATGTGATGACGTTCAATGTACCCGGTTGGATTTCTAGAAAGAGCGGAGTTTATAATATTAAAATACCAATTAGTATATTTGTTTTCTTTAAACATAATATACTTATTTATACCAATGTGCGATAAAGGTTGGTTTATGCTAGAATTGATCGAGTTACGTATTTGTTCTGTACAGGGCTGTTGTTAACACCTACTAGACTTGTACCAATGCGATTCAAGTTCAAGAACATGGCCAAATACAGGTTTAGTTCCCCTGGCTTGAGCGCTTGGAACTGCTGTATAATGCTCATAGGGTCAAGTTTTTGTGCCAAAGCTGTATAAATCACTGTGCTGGCCAATACTGCCGCACTTTGTTTATTGCCGCCAGTGATTTGTTCAAAATATGCTTGGACTGCATCGTTTTGATTACCTGTAACTGTAGTAGGCGTGGTAAAATAATTATTGAAGTACTGTGATGCTGGTGTTGACTTATTGACACTTAGATCAACAGCATTGATATTATTAGAGTTGCTCATGATGTTAATCCTGGTGGTAATGGATTTTTAGAAAGTTGTGCGTTGCCAATGTTTTCGCCATTGCTTGTTATTACCGACCTTGCGTATTTGTCGGCCGCACTAGGAGTTTGACTAGCCAAAGGCACAGCATCAATATAGACCCCAACGTTAAAAAGTCCTGCCACTGTTTGATTAGGTGTAGATCCGCTGGGTGTTCTAGGTCCATCGTTACTATAAATTACATTAAACTTAGCTGTCATATTATTCTGCCGATTGAACTACACTATTAGTGCCGCTGCTGCTGCCTGGTGTAGGCAAACTTAATCTATTCAGTGTATTGGTATCACCGCTTAGGATACCCTGTCCAATAGTTTTAAGTTCAGCTCCGGCAAGACCCAGTAGGTTTTGTCCTTTGAGTTGATTAAACGAACGTAGTCCAGTTACACCTGCCTGTAGTACTCCCAATGGATTTACACTACCGTCGGCGTTTGGAGCAAGGCTTTTGCCAATACCTGTAGCAGCATCCAATAAACCGCCAGGACCTAAAATACTGCTTGTACCGCCACCAGCTGGTGTTAATGGACTTGGAGTTTTGTCGTAGCTAAGAGTGGCAAAACCATCTGGTTCTCCGCCAGGGAGTATAGTACCATAATTGTAAAGAACTGTCTCATACTGTACAGTCATGGTATTTTCTAAAAACTCGCTTTGTCCCTGTTGATGCTGTCCGTGGCCAAAGCTGGTAATAGTTGGATTAACCAATACATATTCTGTAAAACGTTTTTGATGTAGACTGTAGATTTTAATGCTGTTCAGTATACGTTCAACACTGCCATTGCTGTCATACTTGGCAGGCTGATATCCCCAGTGTTCAGTTTGTTGTTGATTATACTTAGTAGGCTGTGTATAAAGAGTAGGACTATAGTCGCTGTCTCTATAGTAATGACTCATATAGTCATACCAAAAATCACGAACTACATCTGCGCTGTCGTCGTGAAAAGTAATAGTGACTGGATCGTATTTGATTTTATTTTGTACAACATTGACTCTGTTATAGGCATTGTGTATCTTATTTTCCACACTGAACTTAGGCAACTGTACCGTCTTAACCAACATACCTAGCTGTATTTTTTCTAAGTTAGGTAATCGACTTAGCGTACTGTTTACATCAAATGCCACGTGAAACAGGAACGCATATTTAGGCATAAGCTCGTAGTTGTTGGCTACGAAAATCTTATTGGCGTGCTGGAAATCCCGAACGCTAGGCCCAGTTCCTATTCCGTGTAATACATCATCTAGTATACTCATAGTAATATTTATCCAATAAAAAACCCGCCGAAGCGGGTCTTTTGGTGTTACTGAGATTAACCAGTAATAGTTGCGCCAATATTTTGACCAACTGTTGCGCCAAATCCAACACCAGCAGTTTGACCACCAGCTGGTAGTTGTTCTGCGTTGTCGAAACGAATGCTTAGGGCAATCATCATTGGATCGTTGCTGTTATAGTTCATTTCACCGTAGTCAACGCTAGTTAGGAAACAACCATACAATGCCCACGATTCAAGTACGTTTGGAGTCACTGCACCGTTACCACCATCTAAAATATCCATTTGCAGTTGGAATTTATAGTCGGCTCCAGTAGCAGCACTAGCCTGTTCTTGGAAGTCAAATTGTTTCTGTAGTTGTTCGCCAACCAATTTGCTGACTGCGCCGGTTGCGTCATCACGCAAGTTAACTGTGACTTCTTCCCAAGTTGGTTTACCTTGGAAGTAAACTTTGCTGTTGTAGATATCAACGGTAACTGGTTCAAATTTAACGCTTGGGCGTTTTGTGTCTGCGACCTGTTTTGTCAATTCAATTGTTTGACCTTGACTTACGCCAAAGTTAACAAAACTTAGACGAAAGCGATACTTTAATTTTGGCATCAACAGACCCTGGCTGGTTGCTGATGAGCCACCTGCTAGGGGTACTGTAAAGTTTGTTAAGGATGCTACTGCCATTTATTATTCTCCTGTTATGTTTATTTATCTAAATTATTTGCCACCCAAAGTAGCGATATCGCCTGGGTTAAACAAGCGAATTGGAATGTAGATAAATTCAACATCTTTCGTTGGTTCGATCGCAACGTCTGCGTACAATTGGTTGTTAGCAATACGATCTGGTGTGTTGTTTGTTGTATCGCATACTACTAAGTAGTCGTAAATACCACGTTTAGCAACTAGGTCGTTAAGCGCACGGTTCAAAATAGCAGCGAACTGATCGCGTGTGATTTTATCGTTTGGTTCAAACAAGAACGCATTACCAGCACTAGCAAAGATAGTACGGATATAGTTGACCAAACGTGCTACGTTTACACGATCCAAGCTCTCTGTGTTTGGATCGCGTGTTTTCTGACCCCATACAACTAAGCCAATACCTGGAATAATTGTGATTGGGTTAATCTTGTTTTGATACAATGTATCACGTAGTGCTTGATTAACACCTGTACGTACAAACTCGCCGGTTGTATAATCAACGTAACCAATGTCAGTTGCGTTGCTTACTAGACCACGACGTGTTCCTGCTGGAGCAAACCAAGGATAAGCCACGTTGTCGTTATACAAGTATGTGCGTAGTGCCATATGGCTTGGAGGAACCATAATAGTATTGCCACTTAGGTCACTACTCAAACCACTTGGATAGTAAACAGCCAAGTATGGATCTGCTGTTGCTAGACCGTCGCCGTTTGTGTCGTTACTCCAGTTAATCAAATCAACTGGGTTAGTACTCAATCCCATTGGTGTGTCACCAATAACAAATGCTGTGTTGGCACGGTCGTTGTTTAGACTTACCATGTCTGGGATCAATTCTGGATAACCGGGAGCGCAGATCAAGCTGAATTTGAACTGTTCTTCACGGATCTCAGTGTTGGCATCTAGTGCTGCTTTCATTGCTGCTACAACAATTTGACGTTGAGCATAATGACCAGCGTATGGGCTACCATCATCCTTAAGTCCACTTGCTGTTACCCAAGTACCAGTTTGTAGTGGGGCCCAATAGGCGTTACTTGTTGGATTACCATTGTTGTCAACTGCTGGAGCAGAGCTACCAGTATTAGCAGCAAATGTTTGTAATGCCACATAAATTGCTGTGCCGTTAGTAGTAACTTTAGTACCTTGTGTAAAGTTGCTGCTGCCTAATGTTGCTGCTAGTGTCGTATAAACTGACACACTGTCAACCATAGTGTTGAAGTAGTTAGTAACAAACTTCTTAACGTTGTAACCGCTACGACGTGTGTTGAACAATAACATACCACGTGGATACAACTGTGCGTTAGGAGCATCCAAATCTAGATAGCTGCTTTGTGCCATAGCAATTGGTGTGGTTTCTGTACCACTTGCTGGATCATTGGTACCAGTCAAGTCCCAACGTGCGTCAGCAAACAAGATACCATTTGTGCTTACTTGGTCTGTATTGTCAATAGCTACCCATGTACTACCGTTCCAACGATTTAGAGCTGGCCAGTTTTCCAAATCGCTTGTGTTCAACCACAAGTCACCTTTAGCTAGTACGCTGTTATCAGTTTGTGTAGTTGGTGCTGTTGCAGCAACAATAACACCTGTTGGATCTAGCGTACCAAATACTAGAGGGTATCCACGTGCATCAGTGATGCCTGTTTGATAGCCAACCCATTGTTGTCCGTTGTTAATCATAATATCAACAACTGTAGGATCGCTGTAGTACCACAATGTTCCATCAACTGGATCAGCAGCTGGCTGTGTTCCGCTGTATGTGTATACTAATGAAGTAAAACCAGTGATAGTAGTAACAGAACTAGTTCCAGTACCGCCTGTGTTAATAACAGTTGACGATGTTGCTAAACCGCCTGATGTGATAAACCCTGCTGTAACCGCTGGGTTAGTTCCACTGCTGTAGTAGAAGGAAATCTCACCGCCCGCTGTATGAGTTATTGTAATTGTACCATTAGTGTTAACTTGTGCAGTAACATTAGGAATATTAGCCGCTAGGATGCCAGCAACAAAATCTTTATTATTACTGTAGGTACCACCATAAGTAGTACCAAGGCTAATTGTTGGGTAAGTTACAACTACAGACACTCCTGGTTGACTTACACGAAGTATAAATGTTTGTCCAACTCCAAAGTTTGGATTAGTAGCTGTACCAGTTGCACTGACTGCTCCTGCTACAGTACGTACTTTAGCTTTGTATCCTGCGTAACCTAGTGTAGCATAACCAACTGGGTTTGGATCTTGACGCATGAAGATAGTGCCAACCGGAACATTAATGCCGCCGCCCACTGGGTCTAAAGCGGCTAGCGCTGCTGCGACTGTTGGATATGATTGTACTGCTTGTGTTGTCCACAACCCAGTAGTAGCATTGTATTTTTTAATTACAAAATTTGTTCCAGCGCCAGTAGCACCCTGTTTCAACCATACGCTACCATTTGGTGCTGGTGTTGAATCATTAGTGGTCCAGTATGGGACGTTGGCAAAATTGCCGTAACCAAAACTGTTTGTAGTTCCGTTGTAAGTTTGTAGGAATGGTCTGTAGTAAACACCGCCGTTAGTTAACCCAACTGCATTAATTAACGCTGGGTTGCCACTAGAGATTGTTACGTTTGCTGTTGTACCATTGCTATAAACAGCCAATCTACCGTTAATAACGTCAGCACTAACACCAACGTTAGCAGCAGCACTGGAACCGTTAATTGCGTTGGCAACGTTGGCCATTGTATAACCACTATTGAATGTACCAGTTACAGAAACCTGTACGTTGGCTGCGTTAAGTTCAATCCAACCAAGTGAAGGCAAGCTCAATGAGCTGCTGACTGTACCAACTGCTACTGGATGAGAAGCTGACCAATTTGGTGTTCCAACTAGCAACCATTTGTTGCGTAGGTTGTTAGGGTCAATTGATCCAATTGCATTACCTGCTTTGTAGAATACACGGTTGTCGCCGTTAGGATCTGCTACGACTACAGCATAGCTACCAACCGAGCCAACGCTAGAAAGTGGAGTATAAACATTACCGCTACCACCAGTTAAACTACCTTGTGTATTTGCACTGGTAGTTTGTGTAATGTCTGTAATAACGGTAGGTGTTTGTAGAGTAAAGCTCTGTGTGTCAGCGCTCCATTCATAGATACCCCATGTTGTATCTGTTGTATCAAACCAATATGTACTATCTGGTACTGCCGCTGTTGGACGAACGCTAGTTCCAGATAACTCGTTCAAGTCAATATCTGCGCGAACTGCATACAACTGATTGCCTAGTCCCAATGCGCTGTAAGCAGTCATCAAGCCGTATTCGTTTAATTCATTGCCGTGCAATGGTGTACCAGCTGAACTTTGTTGGAACACTGGATAACCCATTGCTGTGCTCAACTCACGTTGGCTACCAAAAACTTGTAACGCACCTGCGTTGGCTTTGCTTGTTCCGGTGGCTGCTGCGCCATTGATTGTTTTGTCTTGTGCGGTTGCTAGTAATACCAGTGGAACTGTTCCCACTGCGTTGCTGATGTATTGACTCTCGTCGGTTACTGTAATTTGTAAACCTGGTGATACTAATGCCATAGTAAACTTCCTTTTGCTATTATGAATATTTATTAATAAGTGCTGTTTTTGGGTGTCTACGCTGCCCTTTGCAAAGGTTAGCTCAGATCGGCACTACTAAATACAGTATGGAAAGAAAGATATGTCCCACTTGCAACCAAAGACCAGTTGCTGTGAACTATGTTCGAGAAGATGTCACACACTATAGATCACAATGCGATGCCTGTAGCCGTGCTGGAAAGAAACATAAAGAAGTACCTGCGTGGGCTAAGGCTGGATATAGAAAAAAGCCGCAATGTGAGAAATGCGGCTTTAAGTTCAAGTTCCCAGTGGAACAATCAGCAGTGTATTATCTAGATGGTAATCTAAAGAATAACAATCACTTTAATCTCAAGACTGTGTGTCTAAACTGTGTTCAAGAAGTGAGTCGCTCACGTTTGCCTTGGCGAGCAAGTCCTCTTGTGCCAGATTTTTGAGCTGTTCATATAAACTGTCAATGGAACCGTTGTTGTCAACTACAGCATCAAAATCTGTCCCGGCCCAGCTGTACTCGCTAGCATGAATACCTTCAGATTTTAACCATTCTCTGGCTTTGGTATCGCCTCTGTTGGCCTGACTTGCTACCTCATACCAGTGCGGGGTAATGCCACGCTGTACCCAAATGATCTTCCCGCCCTGTGCTTTGATGGCTGCGATCTCGTTAGGGAAACGACAATCGCTGATCACAACATTGTCCTGTGCTTTGCGTAGTTTGTTTTCTAAGCTGGCAATCCACATGTCGTCATGAAATCCATTACGAATAACTTCCGTACCCCAGTTCTGTAGCACCCAACGTGGGGTAAGTTCAAGCATGTTTAAGCGCTCACTCCACCACAGATCTAACTGCTCACGCCATTCACGGGCTTGTTTGGTACGCCCTTCCAGCATGGTTCTATCCCACCCAAATACTGCTGCTACTGCATCTTTAAGTGTGCCAGCAAAACTCTCTCTACGGAACTCGTGAAAGTTTACCAAATAGTCTGCTGCTGTATCTTTGCCCGCACCAATAAAACCGCAAATGCCTATGATCATAAAAAATGCTCCTATTACAGAGCATTTTAATATAGTTGCTATAACAAAGTCAAGTCAGATATCTATGATTTTTTGTATGTTTGGCGTTCTTGATGCTCGTGCTGGGTAGACAGTTTTTAACAAAAATACCAATCGATCTGAGCTAACTCTTCTCATACCTAGACTGATCTCACTAGTCCAATCGTAAACCCAAAATTGTTGTCCTACTTCGATCTTTTCAAGTTTGTTAATGATCTTGGAGAGGCGTCTTAGTGTGTAGTCAACACCTCTAGGATAAACACCACGAGTTTTGGTACGATCAAGTGCATGATCATCAACTCGCACTTCTATAGGACCCAAATGCAGAGTGCCTACTGCTGTTTCAGTTAAGATCTCTTTAATCAGCATTATCCAATAACCCAAGTTAGTGGCTGTCCTCCGTCAACAAAGTCTTTCAACTCCTGCTCTAACTTGTCCATTTCAGCTTGTGCCTCTTGCTTTAGTGCGTCGCCGTTTAGTGTTGTGCCACCTTGTGGGCCAGCAATCTGTCCAAATTTACTGCGTCCTTCACCAATGATACGTTTAGCAAAGCTATACGCATACTCTTGAATCCAAGGGAAACTGTAGGTATCGCTCAAGATCATTTGGTCAGGCTTTTGGTTAAAGACCCAAAGCAATACGCTTTCATATGGGTTTTGTGTTCCGCCCCCGCCACCAGTGGATCCACCGTAACCATAAGGCATCTTACGCACAATGGTCAACTTTTTGGTAGTGGGGTTGAACGTATAGTTTAAGAAACCACCAAACATTTTCATGCTGAGTTTTTGGTAGTCAACAAACAATTCGTAGTTTGTTAGCCCGCCAACACGTCCTGCTACCAACATGTAAGTGTTCAAATAACCTGACGCAAATGGTTCAAATTGACTGGCTGTAGTACCTGTAACTGAGCCAATACCACGTCTAAAGGCACCGCGAACTGTCATGATCTCTTTAGGCAGTATGTATTCCTGTGTTTCAGGCAATAGGTCTAAGAAGCAATAGCTTTCTTCCACACTGTTCTGAGCACGTTGACGATACTTGACCAAGGCCTGATTAATGGCCATAGTGTAGTGTTCTTGCTCAAGCTCAACATCCACAATACCATCTGCTAGACGCATACGGATATAGTCAGTGATCTCGGCACGTTTTAGGTCACTAGTCGGAAGTGTGGTGGGATCAAACTGTATTGGGCCCGGGCCAGTTCCTGTGCTGGGATTGTATAGCGTAGCTGATGGTACGCTACCAAAGACTGTTAAGTTACCGTCTATCTGTGGGGTAGTTGATGCATTTGGGTCGCTGTATTCAGCCATAAAAAATCCTGTTATATGCTATTTATAACAGGATTTTGAGTTTAGGCTACTTTGAGTAACACAATGTCTGCGTTAATGCGCCCGTTCATCTTGGTCTCAGTTGCCTTGATATCGTCCAAGAACTTGCGTAGTTGGATCTTACCTGCCCGGGCAAACTCTTTCAGCTTTTCCTCAGGCTTGCGAAGAGTTTTGCATACGCTCTTGTCGGTATCAAAGTTCACAATACTTGTTCCTTTGACGTTGAGTGTTTGATATGCGGCTGCTACATATCGACCCAGCTTTCTGGTTTTAACATTATATACCCACAATGCTTGAGCCCCAATAATGTCAGCAGGATTGATTGACACAATCTTAAGGCCAGCATTATCTTTCGCGTACTTGATTTTAGCAACCACTTTTTCCCGACTTGGAGCCTTTTTAACTCTTGCCTTCTTTGTCGCCTTCTTAACGCCGCGGTACTGTTCAACTGCGGCCAGGAGCTCGTCGATCCAAGCGATAATACGCTTGAAGTCAGCTGCCTTAAGATGGCTATAGCCCTCTCGAACTTGTTCATCCTTTTTGGATACTGCAAGCTCAAGTTCAGCTTTGCGTGTTTTGTAAACATCTTCGTATTTTCCTAACTGGCTTTGTACCACGTTGTTGGCAACAAGATAGTCATACAGCTTAGTTGGGTTTTTGACACCTGTAGCAACATCGTCAAAGATACCTTCCAGTTCGCCAATGATCTCGCTTGTGCGCTCTGCCAAGCGGTCTTGAATAGTGGGACGGTATGCTACTTGTTCCGCTGTTGCAATCTCTGCAACGGGCTCAGGTTCTGCCTTGACAACTACTTCCATGACGCTGTCAACAATGAACTCAATATGGCGTCCACGGAAAGGCATGCCGGCGCGGTGTGCCATGATAAGGCTGCATACTGTCATGGGTAGCAAGCGATCACCGGCACGGTTAAACGCTTTGACTTCTTCAATTGACAGTTTGCTGTTCTTTTGTAGCCACTCAATCACGTACTTTTTACAGTCTTTTTGACTGTAGTAATAATTGTAGTAGTAGAAGCTCTTGCGTAGGCGGTTGTCAAAACGCTCGTTGTCCCAGTCTGCGGCTTCTGCGGGCCACTCGGGCTCCGAACCGGTGTACTTTTCAT